CGTACTATTTTCTATGACCGAGTGAATACAATGAAAGAAATAGATGCTGCGAAAGAAGAGGCAAAGAAAGTGGAGATAGAGGAGGAGTGATGAGATGGATGAGGCCACAAGCATCGAGGGTTTTGGTAGGAGTGGATCGGAGCAGTGAGGTTGATAAAATTGGGTTTGCTAGAGTGATAAAAAAGGATCCTAGCAAGATGGTTGTGCTGTATCAAGGTACAAAGCGGGTAAGGTTTGTGTGGGATTCAGGTAGTGTTCGTTGCGTCAAGTGTGGTAAAGCAAAGAGTACAATTCGTGGTGCACAGAAGCACTACAAGAGAGCCCATGGCGACTAAAGTTATAAAAGTACTCAGGAAAGAAAGTGCTGGGTCAAGAGATGTAATCGATCTAATGTACGATGACCAGACACATGAATTTATACTTAGGTATTGGCAGTGGGATCAGTTACGAGAAAGTATTGTGCTGGAAGGTGTAGAGTTTGTTGCTATGTTAAAAGCTGGAATGGTACACTACAAACGTATACAGGATGATGATGAAGACTTTTCACCCATAACGGATACATTACAATGAACTTTCTGGATACACTTCGAGCACATGGGATTATTTTTCGTAGGTCGAATACTGATCTGAATGAGATTACTATTTGTTGTCCGTTCTGTGAATTCAGGTCACAGACGGAAGATAGGAGATTTAGACTTGGCCTCAATATCAAAACGAAACAAGGTCATTGTTTCAACTGTGAGTGGAAAAGCAGAGAAGCCCTCAAAGAAGTCTCTGAGGCACTTAATTTCAGCTATGAATCGGATGAAGTGGTCGAAGAGAAAACAACAGAGATTTCTAGACCGGATAAACCAGCTTTACCAGAAGACTTTATTCATCTCTCCCAACGGCCACGTGGTGTGCTATATCTCAAAGCAACAAGATATATATACGACCGTGGTATAAAAGACTGGCAGATAGAAGAAAAGAAAATAGGTGTATCATTGATAGGTAAGTATGCATACCGGATTATTTTCCCAGTCTACTATAAAAAAGAATTGCAAGGCTTGGTGGCTAGAGACTTTACTGGTCAACAGGAATTGCCGTATTTGAATACTGAAGGCATGAAGTCTTTGTATAACCGACCTAATAAGTCTCACAAAAAAGCTGTTCTATGTGAAGGTGTTTTCGATTGTCTGGCTATAGAACAGATTCTGCCTAGGCTAGATTATGATGTGATGGCAGTGCTGGGCAGGTCATTGACTCAATTGCAACAGGAGCAACTGAAAGACTATAGAGATATAATACTTTGGCCAGACGCTGACACAGCAGGAGTGAAGGGGTTTCTAGATGTGGCAGATGTTCTGAAACGGGAACATAGAGTATTTATGACTTGTCCATTTGGTTATGGAAAAGATGCTGGTGGTATGGATGTTTCAGATAGGAAGTATGTTTGGGCGACTAGGACAAAGTATAATGAGATGCTGGACATGAGGATGCGAGCTGAGATTGCATTTAAGGAGTGATAGGATGACACAAGGGGAACGGAAGAGTTGTCCTCATTGCAATTTTCCTTTGATAGGAAATGCATTGGGGCCGACGGGTGCAAAGATAGAGGCTGTCGGATATTGTTCTAATTGTCTTTATGCATTGGATGGTTCTGGTATGAAGATGACCCGAGAAGAAGCCTTTGCACTTAAAGTTGAAGGAGGGGTGCGTGAGTAAGTACTTGATTGAAATAAAGTGCAGTAAGTGTAATGAAACGAAGTATATTGAGTCTGATAATGTGAATGCTGTTATATTAGAGAACCAGAAAGAATTGCAACACTTGGATCATAGACCAGGATGTGGTTATTGGTATTGTGGTAAGTTTGAAGTTATTAAAACCTGGCAACCTCATATCCCAGACTTTCCAATGAGCGGTGTAGAGTCAGCGCAAGAGAAAGGGAAAGAAATGGTGGATGATAAAGCAAAAAATGCATTTTTTGTTATGTCAGAAGTAACTAGGTGTCCTGTTTGTGAGATGCCACTATCCCGTCCTCTTAGTCCTCAAAGTCATTTACCGGATTGTTGGTTTCGCGAAGATTTAGAAAAGTGTACAATTGCGGGTGTCAAATTAGGATTGCGGACTGCAAACAAGAAAATAGACGAGGTCTGTATCCGAAAAGGTATACCTGATTTGGGTACGCTGATTCTTACTGCACAGGTTGAGATTGAAGCATTAGCTAAAGATCCTAATTTGGGTGTTAACTTAGAAGAGGAACAGCAAAATGTCTGATATAGATACAGTAGTTTTTATAGATAGCAAAAATTTAGTTTACCGTGTTCACTGGGTGCATAGATTCTTGAGTAGCCGAGGTAGACCAACTAGTGTTCTGTTTGGTGGTTTTAGAAGTCTGTTACTGCTTGCTAAACACTTTCCGACTGCTGCATTCGTCTTTGTATGGGATGGTAGAGGTGAAACCTGGCGTCATAGGCATAGCAATGGTGTGTATAAAGCACATAGAACAGAACCTAATGAAGAAATGCAGGCAGCCTTTCCACAGATTCCTATTTTTCAGGATGCACTAAAGAATGCCGGTTTTAGGTCATTTGAAATAGATGCACTCGAGTGTGACGACCTAATCGGTATTCTTACTGCAAGCGTTCTGGAAAAGGGATTGTTCAAGAAGGTTATCATACATTCAACAGATAAAGACTTTTATCAGTTGGTTAGTAAAAAAGTGGGGGTGTTGAGGGGTTGGGATGAAGAGCAAGGTAGACATAAGTTATTGTTTGAAGATGACGTTATGGCTGAGATGGGACTGGAACCAGTAGACTGGGTAAAGGTGCGAGCACTAATAGGTGACCCTACAGATAATATCCCTCACGTTGCAGCTGGTTTGGGACCTAAGACAGCAATCAAAATGATTCAAGCTGGGCTGGATCCATCTCTATCTGAATTCAGCAAGAACAATTATCAGGCAAGGATGAATTGTGGTGCACTAGCTGGACGTTGGAAAGTAATACATTCGAACTATCATCTTTCCAAGATACTTTCGTCGTGTGAAGATAAACATTTGGATGAGAAAGTAGCAAAGCAAGTTCGTTTTGAAATTAAGAACATGTCAAGAGAATCGTTTCTAAGAAACAAGAAGAAAGTTAATGACGATTCATTTGCAGAGTTTACTAATTTTATTGTTGACTATGAGATGGACCAATTGTTTGGTGAGCGTTTTGCATTGTGGAAACTACCTTAAATTCGGGCTTGCAAACGCCTCTGTCACGCAATATAATTTGCCCGTTGTTGTCAATCCCTTAAAAATAATTTGAGTCCCGGCTAGCGAGTGCTATGATGATGGACCAACATGGAGGAAGAAGCAAATGGCTCAACCAGATGTGTCTGGGTTTACAAGACTGATAGCGAAGAAAGCGTGGGATACGTGGTATAAGTTACCACCGAGTAGTCGTGCATGGATGGATATAGAAGACTTGATTCAAGACGGAGTATTATTTTCCAGGTTTGTAGTGAGACCGAAGTACAGACCACACAGGGGAAAGTTTCATACCTTTTTGAGTATTTGCCTTGATCAGTTCTACGCTAGGAAGTTGGCAGCTGTGTTTACTGAAAAGAGGAACAAATGCCAAACCATTCCTTTGGAAAATGTTAGTTACAGTTTAGGAGCAGTCGATACAGTAGAACAGGAAGTCAATGCTGTAGAAACCATTAAGAAAATATCTTCAGTCGCTTCTCCCATCCTTCGTCGTTATCTAGGTCTTTGGTTAATGCCTAATATGCGTGGCAGAGGCCCGCAGGGTAGGCGGTTTAATATCGCCAGGTCTGAGATGCGTCGGCTTGCAGATGAATATAGTTTCAGTCGTGACGACTTTGAACTCTTGCTACATGATCAGACTTGGTGTAAAACCGTTCACCTCCCTACTAGTTAACCGAACAAATAGCCTGAACCTATAATTCAATTCAGATGCCAGCAGCCGAACAATCTGCGATGCTTGAATGTATACTTTGCCACAAAAAGTATACTGAGGATGATGTTCGTGGTTTAGAGTATTTTCCTAGTACTGGTATCTGTTTTGACTGTTATGCAAAAGGGCAGAAGGCTGCCTATGTAACATGGTGTTTTGGTAAGCGCTCGTTAGTTGGCATAGGTAATAAGGTACTAGCACTAGGCTATGACCCAAACTCAAAAGCATGTGAAAAAGAATGTCCGGATAGGAAACTCTGTCCACTATTTGTGTCGAATGAGATATATATCTGGAGGGCAGAAATGGGCAAGAAAGTAGACGTGCAAGATGCTCCGGTGGGCGAAACTCATACACCGAAAAAGGTTAAACCTTATACTGGACCACCATTGCCATTTCGAGAACTGGGCGCTATGACAACTAGAGCGTTTCTACTATGCATGAAAGGTGTACTGATTGACGACCTGGTAGCTTGGGTGAAAGCACAAGGTGGAGAGCCGAGAAGGGTTCTGCGGATTATGCGGTCAGGTACATTTCATGGTAAGACGTGGAAGGTGCACGAAAAGAATGGCTATCTCAAAATAGTGTATGAGGGGTGATATGATGCCTAATGATTGTCAAGAAGTTGTTGCCCCTTATTGGAATACAAAAGATGAATGTACTAGTGAAATATGTCATAGACCGTTGCCTTGTGTTGTGCATGACAAATTTTTGGATCCTGCTAAACACCCAGAAAATATAACCAGTGAAGTTAATCATCCTAGTCACTACAACCAAGGAAAAATAGAAGTCATCGATGCAATAGAAGACTGGCGACTTGGTTTCAATTTAGGTAATGCAGTTAAGTATATTGCTAGGGCAAAAGTCAAAGGGCAGGAAGTAAATGACATTCGCAAAGCTATCTGGTACCTGCAACGTCACTTGGGGGAGAATAAAAAAGATGTTGACAAGAGAGCCTGAAAAAGATGCTATTAGAATAGAAGTTGAGTTACGGGATGGTACTTTGTTCAAAGCATCAGGTGACCGAGCAACTAAAATATGGCACTGGCTATTATCAGCAGAAACACAGATGATAGTTCATGGGGCACAATTTGTAGGGGATGGCTTTGAAATAGCCAAGAAGGTAACAGATGAAACTCATCCGTGAAGCCTTCCCCAAGATGTACCTTTCAGGATTCGGTCCTGTATTGGTAGGTAAGAAGAAATGGGAGCAAATGATGGCTGCAAAGAATGAAGAAGCTAGACTGTATCGCACTGGATTAAAAAAAGAAAAGTCACCTATTTTTTATCTAAGCGGCCGGCATGGAACGGGTGGAGCCATTGAAACTGATTGGATTAAAAGGACGGGGTGTATTTATAGATGTTACTCGTATGCGTATGTGGCTCCTGGTGCCTTCTATTGGAGGAAGCCAATGGAAGATGCTTACCGTGCTTCGATTGACCTTAAGTGTAAGATTATGATGGACTCTGGGGCATTTTCTTTTCATAAGTTTGTTACAGCGGGGTTAGGGGCAACTTCAGGGCAGATGAATTCAAAAGCAGCCACCTCTAAGAAGATAGAAAACGTCGAAGCCTACCGTGAGGAAACAATCGAGAAGTATGTTGAATTCTGTAAACAGGACAGAAAGGTATGGGACTTCTATTGCAACTTTGATTGGGTTAAACATGCACCCACGGTTTACAAAATGCAAACATTGCTGGAGAAAAAAGGCATTCGCCCGACACCTGTCTTTCATGGTGATGAAGGAATTGACTGGTTGCAGAGATACATAAGTGATGGCCATAAACTAGTAGCAATAGGATCAGCAGACAAGGCCAGAAGGACGTGGAAAGATAAACGATACTATTTTGACCAAGTATTCAACTTGACAGAAAAACATGGAGTGCTCTGTCATGGATTAGCTATAACTAGTCTAAGTCTTACGTTTGCATATCCATGGTATTCGGTAGACTCAAGCACATGGGCTCGCATCTCAGGCTTCGGTCATATTATCGTCGTTGATCCTCATACCAGAACCGCTGGCCAATTGCATGTTAGCGATAGGGAGAGTACAGGCAATCTTAAATCCTATAATCGTATGCCGAAAGCAATTCAGAAACAGATAGCTAGTCAGGTAGAAAGTCATGGATTTGACTTCATGAAGGTTAGAAAGAATCTGGATGAAAGGGCTGTATATAATGGTTGGATATTTTCCAACCTAGCAAAATTAGACTTACGGAAAGGCGAGGATAAAATAAGTTGGGAACGACTACTATAACTCCATCTAGTAATAGCGTATTTGATAGGACATGGCAAGAAGCACTTGAGTGGGCCATTACCGGTATGATGACTGCATCTAAGTTTAGTGCACATATTTCCGAAGATCACGTACGAGATACGCCCAAGCGGTTTGTGAAGGCATTTGAGGAATATTTTAGTGGACTGGACCAAGACCCGGAAGAGGTGTTACGGAGAGGTTTTGAAGTGGGGAAGTATGATGAGATGGTATTCGTCAAGAACATTAGTTTTGTTTCTTTTTGCGCGCACCACTTAAGCCCATTTTTCGGTAAAGTACATTTTGCATATTTACCGGACAAAAAAATTGTAGGGTTGTCAAAGATTCCAAGGTTGATAGAAGTATATTCAAAACGTCCGCAAGTACAAGAACAACTAACTGCTCAGGTGGTGGATACGTTTCAGAAAGTAGTTACACCTAAAGGTTGTGGAACAGTAATAGAAGCACTACATTTATGTATGTCAATCAGGGGTGTAAAGAAAGACCAAGCTATAACCAGAACGACCGCACTTCGGGGATGCTTCAAAAAAGATAGTGTGAAGCGTGAGTTCTTGGATGGTGTGAAAGGAGAGCGTGGATGGTTCTGAAGATGATGGTCTACGCTAGAACCAGATTTGTAGCATTTCATCAGTGGGAGAACGCACCTGAGGAATATAAGTATTTAGCATTGCCTCATAGGCATGAGTTTCATGTGGAGGCAGGAGTTAAAGTTAACCTAACTGATAGACAAGAAGAGTTTCATCATTTGAAAGCTAATCTAGGTTATACCATCGAATCTTTGTACGGTAAGAATCTGCAACATTCTGGTAACGTGGGAAAAGGTGCTACTGAACCTCTTCCAGAGCCTATAAAAGCATCTTGTGAACTAATTGCTATGCAGATAGGCGCAGACCTTCGTAAATTTAATTATGATGTTAGTTATGTGAATGTGTCAGAAGATGGAGAATGTGGGGGAAGGATTGAGTATGACTGAATGGACTATTGCAGCAGATAAAATGATGGATGTCTTGAGTGTCTTAGACCTCGTGCCTGCTCGCCCCGGTATTCCCTCTTCTGTGTTTGTTGCCTTGACGGAAAAGAATGGCAAGATGGAAATGGCACTATCTTCTGACGTTGCAGGAGAAGTAACGATAACTGGTAAGGGCACTATGGGTCTGAAGAAGTCTGTTTACGTTGACCGACGACTGTTCTTTCCATTTATCAATACTGCTAAGACATATAAAAGTGATAAACCATTTGTGTTCTCAAAACCAGGCAAGCAGATGCTGGTTACACAGGGTAGAAGAAAAGCAACATTTGATCCTATTGTTGGAAGTTCAGGTTACGGTGACTTAAATGGTGCAGCTAGTGGCATTGTCTTACCACTAGATAAAAAACTAAATGAATTAATAACTGTTGCATGTACTTGTGCTACCTCAGACCCCACCGTGCCAGAATTGAATTGTATATTTACCGCAAGAAATAAAACTGGACTAGATGTCTATGCTTCTAACCAATTGGTAGTCTTGAAAGCAGTACAAAAAGCAAAAGGTAAATATCCCGAGCGGCTACCGTTTCCTCTTTTCTTGGTACCTCTCTTATCTAATGACCATGTTAGAGAAGTTAGATTCAAAGATAAAGAAGTGGTAGTTCATTTTGATTGTGGATTCATTTGGCAAGGGGTATCGGTAAAGGCGAGCAAGGGCTTTCCACTTAAGACTATGGATAAGTTACTGACAGACGGGAAAGAATGGGCGGAATTATTTCGTTTGCAGACGCATCGCTTAGGAGCAGTAACAAGGCGCTTTTCAGAATATCTGACTGCTATTCGTAGACAGGATTGGTTAATGTCTGTAAAAGCCGAAACAGGAGACAAGCAGGTACTATTGGAAGTTAGTATACCGCAAGGGATATTCAGAGAGAAAGTGATTGTGGAAGAGGCTATAAAACAAGATCTCGATATACAGTGGCCGCTAGATATACTACTACCGGTATTTGAACATTGGGCAAAGAATAAAGAAGCAGTATTGACAGTACGAGGTGATAAGAAAACTCCTTATCTTTTGAGTGGTGCTGGATTGAATCTTGTTGTTACACGAAAGAAGGCTTAGTATGGTCAAGAAATTTAGACCAGCTGTTCCGCTAGAAGCCGTCAAACCGTTGACAGAAGTCTTACAGTGGGCATTGGATAAGTGGAAGTTAAATACAAGATGGCCCTGTCCTGATTGTGGTAGAAAAGGCCCCGAAGAGACGCTAAAGACGATGCATGTCTATACAGAAGATGGCAAAGAACAGTTTATGGGATGCCATTATTGCAACTGCGATGAGTTGGTTAACTCTATGAATAGGGTGTTGAATACTTTTAAGAGTACACCAATACTAAAGTGTCAAGAAGAGGGCAAACAATGAAAATTGGAACCCGTTCTGTTCTCTTTGGTGCGCACTGTTTCTTTATCCATCCATGGTTTGTAGCTGCTGCGTGGTGGAAGTTATTCGGCTTCCCTTGGGACCCAAGACTGTGGGTAGCCTTTGCAGTTCATGATATAGGTTACTGGGGTAAACCTAATATGGATGGAGAAGAAGGTGAGATGCATCCAATGACTGGTGCGAAGATAATGGGTTGGTTGTTCGATTCTACTAATTGGAATTCTAGTTGGTTCTCCAAGACTATTGGCCGTTTGCTAGACCGTATGTTCTGGATAGGTGCACCAGATTGGAATTCTTTTTTTTTCCAGATGAAAATAGATTTCTGCCTTCTCTTAGAGGCACAACTTGGTATTGTTTAGTATTCTACCATTCTAGGTTTCTGTCTAAGAGATATGGTGTACAACCAACTACACTCTGCATCGCAGATAAACTAGCTATCTGCCTGACACCTGCATGGTTGTATATTCCTGTGACTAATTTGACCGGTGAGATACATGAGTACATGAAAATGTCAGCTAAGAAAGAAGGCAATAGTCCAGGAAAATATGCCAGCATGCATCTTGCACATGAGAGTCAACTATTGTGGTATAAATCAATGACAACTTATGTTAGGAAGTGGGTAGAAGAGCATAAAGACGGTAGAGAAGATACTTGGACTCCAAAGCAGAAACAAGCTAGGGACGAACATGGTGTTTGGGAGTAAGACCGTTCTTTGAGGCTTTTCTATGATTTAGGTTATGAAACAACGCAGCGCAAGGCTGTGTAACAGCAAATGAGGCTATATAACGCAGACTAGAGGTAATTTATGCTGATTAGGATGTACGATTGGGAGAGAGTTAGGGAAGAGTTTACTGAGATGGAAAAGAAGATCTTAAATGAAGCAAGAACGGGTGAAGCAATTTGTCCAAAAGGAATTTTTATGGATATGGATAAGGCTGGAACGGTCGGTGTTAAATTGGTTCGTCTAATTAGGGCATTGGATGAGAGAGACTAATGGCAGAGTTTACTAATTTATTGTGGCCAGATGCCGCTCCTCTGACACCGGGTAAAAAGACCAAAGGTGGTAACTTGCATCGCAGAGGTTGTGAATTCTGTCCACAGAATGAAGTGCACGGAATTAAAAAGATAAAAGGTAAGGTAGAAGGGAAGTCGATATTTGTATGGGCTCAGTCTCCCGGACCTAATGAAAATATCGAAGGGCGAGAGTTAATAGGCAATGCAGGTAAATGGTTCTGGGACCGAATGGCAGAAGTCGATATTGAAAGAGAAGATTGTGATATACAAAACGTAATGAGGTGTTTTCCAGCTAACCGGAAGAATGGTAAGTTGGTTATGCGTGACCCTTCGGATGAAGAACTATTCTGTTGCTCACTTTATACGGATCAGGCAATTCAAAAGAGTAGAGCAAAGGTTCACTTAGTTCTGGGGAAAATGGCAGCAAAGCAATTGTTTGGTAGTAAGTTTAAAAAAGATGGGAAAGTGTTTTGGTCAGATAAGCTGAATGGAAAAGTAGTTATAGTTGACCATCCTGCCTACTTTATTCGTGGTTTTGCTCCAGCCCATAGGTTAAGAGACTTCAGAATTGGACTGCAAACAGTTGCAAAATTAGTAAAGCAGAAGGCAGGTAAGTTTGGATTCTTAGAGGAGATGGACTATGTTGCTATCACCGATGGGCGCACGGCTAGAAAGCATGCGGATCAAATCCGTGCCAAAGCGAAAAAAGGAATACGCATTACGGCTGACTTGGAGACTGGCAGGACCGTTCGAGATGGAGTCATTGAACCGTTATGTTACGGATTTACTTATAAAGGAGGAAGTGCCAGGGTATTTTTACTTGAACACAGGACAGGGATCGACGTCGCTAGAAGCGATAGGGATGACATTCGACGAGTGGTTGTCTCTTTGCTCGAAGATGAAAAGATCAAAAAGACCTGTCACCACGGGTCGTATGATAAAGAAGAAACAGAAAAAATAATGGGCTGTAAGTTCAAATCATATGACTTCGATACTAACTATTCAGAGTATTTAAAATATCCGGGTAGAAGGTCATATGCGTTGGCAGAGATAGCCGCTGTGCGGTATCCAGAATTTACAGGTTATAAAGAAGTCATTATGCCCGAGGCTGCACCAGAAGGTATGACCTATAAACAGGCATACAAACAAGGTAAGCTAGACTTCGCAAAAGTACCTTGGAATAAGATGGTTCTTTACAACGGTGCAGATGATGACCTGACCAAACGCATAGAAGTGACCACAAAAGATGTGCCACTTCCGCTGTTAAGAGTGTACATGGATGCTGCGTTTACTCTTGACAAGATGGAAAAGAATGGGCCACTATTCGACTATAAACAATCTGATGCATTGGCTCAGATATATCCCACTAGATTGAAAAAGCAATTGCATGAGTTGCAGATGTTAGCAGGTGACCCTGATTTTAATCCCAGTTCTCCACCACAGGTAGCAGCAGTTATATATGATAAGTTGCAACTATTGGATGATGAAGACGGTAGAAGTACAGATAAGAACGTTTTGGAGTTGCTAGGTAACCGTCATTCACTACCGAAAAAGATTCTGGAATACCGCAGGGATATGAAACTAGACTCTACCTATAGAGTGGGCTTCAGAGCATGTGCAGACAGTCACAACGGACGATTGTTTACAAAATGGTGGCTTACAGGAACAAAAACGGGTCGTTTGTCTTCTGGTGGCAGTCGTGATGGGGAAGAAATAATTACTGTTAACTTGCAGAACATACACAGTGACCCGCAAGTTAAGAATATGCTTATTTCAGATGCCCGCTGGCGTGAAATTTATAAAGCATGGAAGGATGATGGGGAAACGGATAGTAGCTGGTCGAAGCAATTTCTAGAGTATATTATCTTTCTTATTTTAGACTACTCTCAGAATGAATTAAGGTTTATGGCTCAGTCTGCAGATGATCCTGAACTGATTAAAGCATTCTGTACAGGTAAAGACATCCATTGTATTGTGGGCCATGAGATAACTGGTTGGTCGATGGATGTTATTGCTAACAATGAAAGAAAACGTCGACTGGTAAAGAGTTTTCATTTTGGTCTGATTTATGGCTTGACAGTGGATGGAATGGTTAACTATTTGAAAGCTAATGGGGTCAAAAACGTCAAGCGGCATGAAGTTAAAGAGCAGATGGATAAGTACTATAGAAAGTACAAACGGGTAAAGGAATTTCAAGAGTGGAAGAAGGAAGAGGCTCGCAAGTATGGGTATGTAAGTAATATTCTAGGTTTTAAGTGCCCGATACATGTTAAAGAGGATTCAGATGGTGGCGCATTCTGGGAGAACCAGGCAGTTAATACTCCTATTCAAGGCGGTGCGCATCAGTTGTTGCTTATAGCACTTGCAATGTTAAAAAGAAAACCTCAAACCTATGCACTCTTGAAAATACCGAATATGGAGATTCACGATGCGATAGCAAACAGTGTGAAAGTTAAGGACTTACTGGAAGCCAAAGAATTAGGGCATAAGTTATTAGAGAAGGAAGTAGTTTCAGTGCTGGAAACCGACTTTAAGATTAAATGGAAAATACCTCAAAAAGCAGACTGTAAAGTTGGTTTTAGATATGGGGTAGGAGTAAAGATTAAAGAAGGTATGCAGGTGAAAGAGGTAATGAATAACTGGTGCCAAGCAAACCAGTTATCAATGATTGCACTACAGAAGGAATTGAAAAAGGCGCAGGGCAGTATATCGAATGACTAATATGAAACTATAATTTATAGAAAGGGGAGGATATGAAAACTGTAGCCGAGTTCTTGGATGAACCAATCGACCTTGAACAACTCATAGGCCAGTTGGACTTCGCTGAAGAAAATCTAATTCAGGCTAACCGTGAACAGCCTAATTTGTTTTTAGAAGCATCTAGATATCGCGTAAAAAGAATGCGTGCAAGGATTCAGGCGGAAACTGCATACGAAATGCGGCAGGCTGAGTCTTCGATATTCTTGCGTAGTCTTAAAAAGAAGGGTGATGGGTCAATTACCGAAAAGTATATTAGTGATAAAGTCAAACTCCGGCCTAGAGTAATAAAGGCTAGAGACAAATTTGACAAGGCTCAGGCGTATGAAGAGTGGGCGAAGTTGGTGCTGGAAACGTTCAGGCAAAGGGGTTCTGCAATAAAGACGTTGGCAGAGATTCTTGGGGCTGAGGCAAATGCGCAGGCAAGACTAGCTAGGAAAGATTTAGAGATGGAAGGATTCGAGAAGCTAAAGAAAGCAGTTAGGAAAAGATATCCAGGACGTGGAGACAGCGATGAGTAAATTGGACTTTTTATTTTATAACTTTGTCATAGTAATAGACGCAATGATTCTCTATGCACTATGTAGTGCATTTCTAGAGCAGGCTATCAAACATACAGCACAAAACGTTACCGCAGGATTGGGTGTTTTAGTTGATAAGTACTACGAAGCGAAAAAGGATTTTTTGGACAAGTTGTCCAAAGATGATAAAGAGTTTCTGGATAGAACGGGCCAGAATAAACGTGGTTATAATTCAAATTGAAAGCTGGAGGAGTGCAAATGCCGAAAGAGAAAGACTGGCGTGAAGAAGCAAATCAGCGTTATAAGGATAAGGCTTCCAAAGGTCGATTCAAACTAGTAGAAGGAGAAAATACACTTCGCATTCTGCCAAGAATGAAAGCGAAGTCAAAAGTTCCGTTTCTGGAATATCTGGTTCATCGTGAGGTAGGGCCAAATAAGAGGTTCGTCCGTTGTGGCAAGACTATCAGTGGAGAAGGGGAATGTTGGCTGTGTGACCATAAGATTCCGTCCTTGGAAAAGTCTGAGTCTTCGGCAAAGCAGAAAATGGCGGCATCCTTGCAGCCCAAGGAACAATTCGTTGTTCAGGTTGCAGTTGTAGATAGTGATAGTGGGAAAATGACGGGTCCTTATCTATGGACGGTTTCAACTGGCGGTGCTCGAAGCCTGGCAGCTCGTTTGCTGGGTGTATTGCGTTCTACTAAGAGGGACTATATTGACCCAGAAAAGGGATATAATCTTACCATTGAACGTACTGGTACTGGAAAGATGGATACGGTCTATGGTGCTCCTACACCGGATGAAGAACCTTCTGAGGTACCGGAAAAGATTCTGAACAAGGCTAAGCCGTTTTCAGAATTAATCCCCGCATATTCAGAAGAGCAACAGAAGGCTGCATATTTTGGGCAAGACGATAGAGATGCAGGTGGTGGCAGGTCATCTGAAGAGGAAGAGGAACCGGTGAGGAAAAAAGGTAAGAAGAAACGCGATGAAGAAGACGAGACAGAAGATGAAGAAACGGAGGATGAATCGGAAGAAGAAGAAACGGAAGACGACGAGATTGAAGAAAAGCCTAAGAAGAAGAAAGGCAAGAAAGATGCTGATGAAGAAGATGAGGACGAGTCGGAGGAAGAAGAGAGTGAAGAAGATGAATCAGAGGACGAAGATGAAGAGCCTGTGAAAAAGGGTAAGAAAAAGAAAAAGGACGATGACGAGGAAGATGAAGAGTCGGAAGAGGAGGAGGAAACGGAGGACGATACCGAAGAAACTGAAGATGATGAGGAAGAGGAGGAGAGGCCCAAGAAGGGCAAGAAGAAAAAGGATGCTGACGAAGAAGACGAAGATGAAGAGAGTGGTGAAGAGGAAGAAGAGAGCGAAGATGAGGAGGAGACTGAAGAGTCTGAAGATGAAGAAGATGACGAACCTAAAGCCAAAAAGAAAAAGAAAAAAGTAGTTGACGAAGAAGACGAAGATGAAGAGCCTGAAGAAAAGCCTAAAAAGAAGAAAAAGCATGGTAAGAAGTAGTTGAAAGGAGCGCACAATGCCCAGAGAGCTATGGAAACTAATTCTGGATGGTTGGTACGAAGTATCATCTCTGGGCAGGGTGCGTCGTAGGAAACGTGGTAGTGGTACACACAAAGGTAAGATATTATCGCCTGCACTTAACGGGTATACAGGTCGGTTACAGTTGAGTCTTTCAATTAATGGTAGGCGGTTTACAGTTTATGTTCAGAAGTTAGTGATTGAGGCATTTCATGGACCTTGCCCCAAAGGCAAGGAGCCCAACCATAAAAATTTAACTAAAACTGATAATCGAGCCTGTAATCTAGAATACTTGACACATCAAGAAAACTGTCAACATGCATGGGATAATGGGGCTATGTCAGAGGAGCATATTAATCGTGCAGCGAAGAGGCGTTCACGCACGCGACGGAGGTTAATTGCAGAAGGTATCTTAACTTTTCCTCCACTATCCGAGAGCGTCAAACGTAAGATTAGTGTCTCAGTAAAGCGTACAAAAGCTAAACAGCGGTTAGAAGGTACTTTACTGAAACCTGTATGGAGTGCATTTTCCAGAAATAAACTGTCTAAAAGTGTACGAAAACTTAGAGCGAAGGAACGGCGAGAAGGTACACTAAAGCAACTGCATACTATCAAGAGGTACAGATGAAAACTCCTAAACGCTCGGCTCAGAAGTCGGTTGAGAATGAGATGGCTATTATTGCTAAGAAGATGGGCTATCTAACTCTCGACTTACAGCCACGTGTATGGCTGGACACTGGTTCAAGATTACTAAATGCCGTTCTAGGTTCAGAGTTAGGCATTGCTTATGGGAAAATGATGGAACTCTTTGGCCCGGAATCGAATGGCAAGTCATTGTTGGCCTGGTTATTAATGGGATTAGCTCAGGCTGATGGTGCAGATGGTGCATGGGTAGACCTTGAAGGTAGTGCCGATAAAAAGTGGGCCGAGCGTCAGGGAGTTGATTGGGATAGGTTGTACAGGTTCTGGCCTAAACTAATAAAGAAAAGTAAAAAAGAGAAACCTAGGTTGCAGACGGCGGAAGAGTTATGTGATGAAGTTGAATTGTGGATGGAAAGAAGGCATGCAGCTGGATCTAGGAAAATGTTTATTGTTATTGATTCCGTGACGGCTATGTTAGTGGAAGATGAAGCAATAGGCGGGAATACAGACCAGAATATGCGTACGAAATTGGCTCTAGCTAGTTACTTATCTCGTCTATTGCGGAGATGGGTAGCATTGTCTCAGGTTTATAATGCTCACATAGTATTTATTAATCAGTTGCGTATGTCACCTAAAGCATTTGGTAATCCGGAAACGACAACTGGTGGGAAGGCATTGAAGTTCTACTGTTCTATTCGTGCATCAGTCAGACGGGTAAAGAATGGCCGGTTACTACAGAAAGGGAAAATGATAGGGTTGAAGGGTATTATCAAAAACTTTAAAAATAAGAGTGGTGAGAGTTCATTGGAAGGGCATGAGTGCGGTTTTAAGGCACACTTTTTACGTAATGACTGGCGGTTCCTATCAGCAAAGAAGTTGAAGAAAGACGCAGAAAAGGCAGGAGAGGAAGTATGAAGGAGA